TGACAACTGAAGGTTTTCGTAATGAAGATGACCCACTTTGGAAGTTTGAAAGATGGATTCGGATTGATGAATATATCAAGTATCCAAAGGTTCTTTACAATCTATTTGGCGAATATTCAGTTATAAATTGTGAATTTATTGATGGAAATCTGATTGAGGTTCATTTTCGTGCAAACGAAGACATGGGCGAATACGATGAGATTATTCCTGTTTGGAAAGGAGAAGAAATAAATGCTCCTAATGATTTTACTTATATTGAACAACCTGACTACAAAAGAGTCGGATTCTACAAAAGGAAAAAATGAGTGAAGTAAAAGTTTTGAAACTTTCAACTGGTGAAGAAGTTATTGCAAGAGTTGGACAAGAAAAAGATTACATTGTACTTGAAAAACCAATGACATTGGCGCCTGTGCCGGGTCAAACGGCAGGACAGATGGGTTTTGCAATGGTTCCTTGGATGATGGCCGCAAAAGGTGATTTCGTTCAACTTTCATTATCTCATATTGTGGTTGAGACAGAAGCGAAAGGTGAGATTGAGAAAAATTATCTTGCATCTATCACTGGACTGAGTTTATAATGTATAGACCACTGCCAGATGGAGTCACAATTGGAGAATCTGAAATAGAAGGTTTGGGACTGATTGCGACAAAAAAAATCAAAGCAGGAACTCTGATTGGTATGATTCACATCCCAAATGAAAAGGAATTGCATGGGTATTTTAGAACTCCACTTGGTGCTTTTGGGAATCATTCCTTTAATCCTTCTTGTTACAAGTTAGAAATGACAGATGACAATACTGTTTGGATTGTGTCAAAAAGGGACATTGAAGAAGGAGAAGAATTAACTTGGTCTTACACTTTATATGAGGTAACATGATAGCAGGAAAAGTTTGGGGAGAAACTGAAAATGTTTTTTCCAATCACAATTTTGAATTTCATCGTATAAGAGTAGACAAAGGTGGATTTTGTTCTAAACATTTACATGAGCACAAATACAATGGATTCTATGTTGAAGAGGGTGTGCTTGTGGTTTCTGTTTGGAAATCTGGTTATGATCTAGTTGACAAAACCACTATTTGTTCTGGACATTTTCATGTTGTTCCACCTCAAGAGTATCATCAGTTTGAAGCACTAGAAGATACGATTGCATTTGAATTGTATTGGGGTGAGTTTAATCCTAATGATATTGTAAGAGAAAATCATGGGGGAACAATTGCCAAGAAGAGTAAGAATGGAAAATAATTATCTAGGAGATGATTTTAGTTGGTCCAAAGTGATGTGGATGGGAATCGGTATGTTTTTTTTCATGTTCATCATTGGAACAGTTTTACAAGTATTAATCGGCGCATAGTTCAGTCTGGCAGAACGCTTGCTTTGGGAGCAAGAGGTCGCAAGTTCAAATCCTGCTGCGCCGACCAAATATGGAGAGGCTGAGCATGGGTGAGCTCAACGGACTGTAAATCCGCCGCATATGCTGTGCTGGTTCGATTCCAGCTCTCTCCACCAGTGAAAGGAAAAAATGAATATAGATTTAAAAGGAAATGTCATCATCCGTCACCAATCTATTCCAGATTGTCAATGGTGTGACAAAGCAAAAGAATATCTTGATGAGAAGGGACTGAAGTATTCGGTCATCAATGCTGACAAGATGTTCTTTGGTTCGTTGATGAAGGAAACTAAATCAACATCAGTTCCACAAATCGTCATCAAAGGCGAGTTTGTTGGAGATTACAAGGGTATGTTACAACACTTTCTTGATAAGGAGGAAGCAGAAGATGAAAGTGCCTAAAACTAACTGGAAAGTTAGAGTAAACAATGATTGGAAAATACACACTTCCCATCAATATTTTTCTGGTAAGAGGTCATTGGTCGTATCTTTGCCAGGAGCATTTACACCCATATGAAGCGAGATGCAACTTCCAGGGCTGGAAGCATTGTATGACGATTTCAAGTCAAAGGGTATAGATGAAGTGTATTGTCTTTCTGTCAACGATTCATTTGTGATGAATGCATGGGCAGAAAAACATGAAATAGAAAATGTCAAGATGATTCCCGATGGTAGTGGAGAATTCACCAGAGACATGGATATGTTGGTTTGGAAACCAGCACAAAATTTTGGTCATCGTAGTTGGAGATATGCTATGGTGATCAATGATATGGAAGTAGAAAAAATGTGGATTGAAGAAGGTAAAAATCAGATGGGACTTGATGATGACCCTTACGAAATCACTAAACCAGAAAACTTATTAAATTCATTATGAAAGGAAAAATGAAAAAATCTCATCAATATGTTTTACTCGCAACAGTTCTCTCTCTTGCGTTGTCAATTTACTTGTTCTTCTTTATGGATCATTATGATGCTAAACTTTATGGCATTTATGTTGGTCTTTGGGTTCCCTCTATTCTGGGAGCATTCAGAGTAATTGAAACAGGGCGAGAGGACAATGGGACTGATTGATTTTTTTAATGACCCAAATTCCGCAATCATTTTCGGTTGCGGAATTATAGTGTCCGCTATTTTTATCATTGGTGTAACCAAATCTTTATACGGACCTAAAAAATGATATTCATGATGATGTTTATCGCCATGGCCATCGTAGCAGTCATCACTCTGACTACGATGGCTTATGCAGCGATTTGGCCTAAGAAAAATATTCAACATAACAAATGTCATACTGACAATGTAAAACCTGAACAATCTCATGGACACACAGAACCTCATGTCTAAAAGCACTAAAGATTGTATGAATTGTTGGAGTCCCATCAAAGGACGAAATGAAAAGTTCTGCCATCGTAAATGTTATAACGTATGGAGATGGACACAAAAACGATATAGAGAAAATCCACTCTTGTTAAAAATATACAAAAAATAGTATGCCTATTTACGAATACAAGTGCGAAGTATGCACAAATATTGAAGAACAGATTCAAAGACATGATGTTGATGAAATTGAGTGTCCTGTTTGTAATAACATAGCAAAGAGAATAATCAGTTTGTCAAGTTTTGAATTGAAAGGTGGTGGGTGGTACAAAGATGGTTATGGTACGAAAAAACCAGATTCAAAACCATCCCCACCAAAAACAAGCGATGGTATAACCAAAGCAAAACCTCTTAAAGATGAATAGAAAGGAAAAACATGGAATCGTTAAGTAATACCTTCAAATGGGTGATGTCCACTATTTGTCTCATCCTGGGCATATGGATGGTCCAACCCTACACACAACTTCTAATCGGTATGTTTCTCATTGCAGCTGGTTGGATCTTCTTTCAATCAACACTTCCAAAGAGTGACCCGATTGACTTCAATGAGATAAGAATAAAATCACTTCAGAGTCAGTTTGATTCTTTTTTGAAACACTACTGGCAATACGGAAAGAAAAACTAAAAAAAATTTGACATTCTGTCTCCGATTTGGTATTATATACTTGTGAGTGATTGAGAAACCTTTTCGGAGATCGGAATGAAAACAGAAACGAGATGGGATGTCGGTGAGATGGTTGTGGTACACACCTTAAATGATCTGGTCGGTGAAATCACTAAGAGATCCTTGAACGGAGATGGTGAGTATGATTACATGGTTCATTATGATCGTGACGGATCAATTGAGTGGTGTGAGAGTTCTGATCTGCGTGAAGCGAATGATCTGGACAACTGGTCTTTGACTGAACGTGAATGTTTTTCTTTGTTTTCTTAATTGGAGAATTGTTATGGGAATGGTAAAAAAAGAGTTCATAGAATATGAAACTGGTTTAGAGTCAATGAAGGCTGGGTTGGAGTGGATGACTCGTTACGGAGTCAAAACTTTCAAGGACCACACTGGCGAATGGGTTGAAACTCGTTGTGCTAGGGAAGTGGACCTTTTCACAGGAGAAGAAACCCCGATTGCTCACCTCACAGAAGAAATCTCATATGAGTGAAACTGAAATAATTAGTTTGGCTAAGAAATATTCTAGTGAACTTCAAAAAAGAGTTGATCAAAGATTAGTGGAAATGGAAAATGACGATAATCAGCATTATTTAATTTATAATGTTATGAATGTTTCTAATGAAGAGGGCAAACAAATTGATTTATATCAAAATAAAGGAAGATTTTTATATAAATATGTTGGATCATTTTTAGAAGAAGCGGCAATACTTTGTATCAAACACAAATATAAAGATGCAGAAAAAGTAAAAATTGATAATACGATTGGAATTAGACCTAAAACATTTGAGATTGATTGTTTAGTAAATAATACGCATGCTGTAGAAATAAAGTGGAGAGATGCAACAACAGATGGCGATCATATTAATAAGGAACATACAAGATTGCGTGTTATATCTGCTGAAGGATATTTACCGATTAGGGTTATGTTTTATAATCCTTTAAGAAAGCAAGCGATAAAAATTCAAAAAAAATTAGAAAAGATATACAGTGAAGAAAATGGAAAATTTTATGCTGGTAATGATGCATGGAACTTTATAAAAGATTTTACAGGAGTAAATCTTTTTGAACTTTTAAATGATATAGCAAAAAAAACTTGACAAATGACTGCCAGTTTG